AACAATTGCAATCACCGGCGTTACAACCACAACTTTAAGCAACATTTCGTTGTTTAAAAACAGAGTGTGGTTTATACAAAAAGACACGCTCAAGGCATGGTACCTACCAACCAGTGCAGTGGGGGGAGCGGCGCAAGTTTTAGACATGAGTCAAATAGCAAAATACGGCGGCACGCTTGTGGATTTAGACACCTGGACGCTGGATGCTGGTTATGGAGCTGATGACAATTTGGTATTTGTGACCAGCAACGGAGAAGTAATTGTCTGGCGCGGCACTGATCCGGCAAGCGATGCTACGTGGGCATTGGCCGGTGTCTGGAAACTGGGTTCTCCTGTAGGCAGTCGGTGCATGATGAAATATTCAGGCGACCTGCTGATAATTACGCTGGACGGACTGCTGCCGCTGGCATCTGCGTTGCAGAGCTCCCGGCTGGATCCGCGGGTGGCTTTGAGCAATAAGATTCAAGGCGCTATCACCACGGCGACGGTTAACTACGGTTCTAATTTCGGCTGGGAAATACTGTATTCCTCGAAAAACAACGCGTTGTGGATCAATGTGCCGGTTGCAGAAGGGCAGCAACAGCAATTTGTGATGAACAACATTACTAAAAGCTGGTGCAACTTTACAGGCTGGAATGCAAACTGCTGGGAAACTTTTAATGACGATCCATATTTCGGTGGCAATGGCGTAGTCTGTAAAGCGTGGGATGATGGGTATATTGATGGCACATCAAATATATCTGCAAACGCATTTCAAGCGTTTAATTATTTTGAAAGTCGCGGCGTAAAAAAATATTTTACTCGCGCACGGCCAAGCATTTTTACAAATGGCACGCCTGCAATATTGATTGGAATGAATGTAGATTTTGATACTCAAGATACTGCAGCATCAATATCTATAGCAAGTTCATCGTACGGGCGTTGGGATGTTGGCACCTGGGATTCTGCTATTTGGGGAGCTAGTTTAGAGATTACAAATAATTGGCAAGGCATTACCGGGATTGGTTACTGCGGATCTATTCAATTTAAAAGCGCCAGCAGCGGGCTGCAAATTGAGTGGGCATCTACTGACGTTGTATATCAGACCGGATGGGCAGGAATATAGTATCAGGGCCAGATGTTGGCCATTGGGTTGCAAAACGTGTTGACGGTGGTTTTTTTGAGGGCAGGGCAACGGCAATAGGATTAAAACGAGATGATGAGATTATCGCAGGCGTAATTTACGAAAATTGGAATCATCAATCTATTTGGTGTCACATTGCAATTGAAGGGCAATTAACCCCATCATATTTAGCGGCAATATTTGATTATCCGTACAACATTTGCCAAGTTGAAAAGATTATTGTGCCGGTTGGATCTGACAACGAACAAAGCGCAAAAGTAGTGACAAATATGGGATTTACAGAAGAAGGCAGGATTAAAGAAGGGCGCCCAGCGGGCGACATTGTGTTTTATACGCTGCGCCGTGATGACTGCCGGTTTTTAAATGAACGCTACAGCAAAAGGATTAATCATGGGTAAGTCCTCTCCGTCACCACCACCAGCGCCAGATTATGCAGGTGCTGCCGCAGCACAAGGCGCAGCAAACGTTGAAACTGCCCGGTTACAGGGACGCATAAACAATCCAAATATTATTGGTCCTCTTGGCGGGCAGACTGTTACTTTTAACGCAAACGACCAACCGACTGTAACCCAAACATTGACGCCTGCCTCGCAGGCCACGCTGGACGCCCAGCAGCGCGTACAAAGATCATTAGCAGGTCTTGGCGAGCAAGGCGTTGGAACCGCGCAAACTGTTTTGCGAAGAGCATTTAATCCAAACCTTTCTGGGTTGCAAACTACTGTCGGCGATGCCGGACAAATCCCGCAAACGCCTAATTTAAGCAGTTATGGTCAGGCTAGCGGAAATCTTGGTAATGATCGTTTTGGCCTTCAGAGTATGGGAGGAAAAAGTCAAATTCCTCCAGCTTTTGATGCGCTTTATACTCCTGATGGGAATCAACAATTAAAGGGGCAAGAGACAAGAACAACAGGGTTTCCAAGTCAAGACAGAATGCTGCAAAATGGCACAGGCGTGTCAGGGTTCAATCCGCAGCCGGCGCCGATGCTGGATAACGCAAGGCAAAACCCGCAAGCGCCAGAATTGAGCGTTTACGGCATGGCTGGCGCTGGCCCACAAGCTGGTCAATACGGATACGCTGGCGGGCTAAACACTAGCAATATAGCCGCTATGCCGGTAAATGCAGGTATGACCGGCCAGCAAGCGATTATGAACCGCCTGGCGCCACAGCTTGAACTATCTGATGCGGCGATGCGGCAACGGTTGATTAATCAAGGTCTGGTGCCGGGTGGCGAGGCGTATGAAAACGCCATGATTAGCCAAAACCAGCAAAAGAACGATCTGCTGTCGCAGGCCGCGCTGCAAGGCATTGGGCTAGATACAGCAGCAAACGCGCAAGGATTTAATCAAGCATTGCAAGCTGGGCAATACGGCAACCAAGCAATAGCGCAAAACTTTGGCCAAGGTCAAGCTGCAAACGCCGCTGGAAACCAAGCTGTTAATCAAAATCAGCAAGCTGCATTAGCTCAATATCAAGCGCAGCTCGGTGGCCAGCAGCAAGGGTTTGGTCAAAATGTCACACAACGGCAGCTCGGCAACCAGGCTATTAGTCAAAACCAACAAGCAGCATTGCAACAACAACAAGCTGCTTTAGCCGCGCAAAATCAACAATACAACCAGCTTTTGCAGGGCGCACAGTTTGGCAATACCGCACAACAACAAAGTTTGCAACAGCAGCTCGCGCTGCGGAATCAACCGCTAAACGAGATCGCTGGTTTAATGAGTGGTTCGCAGATCCAGATGCCGCAATTCCAAGGTTACCAAGGAGCGAACGTGGCGGGGACGCCAATCATGCAGGGTGCAATGGCGCAGGGGCAGGCTGCAATGGATCAGTACGGTATCCAGTCGGCAAATGCGAATGCTCAGAATGCGGGGCTTTACGGGATGCTTGGTACTGCTGGCGGGTTGGCTGGAATGAAGTATTTTTCCGACCGTCGTTTAAAATCTAATATTGATCGAATCGGAACGCACCCGCTTGGAATTGGAGTTTACGAATACGACATTTTTGACCGCAGGGAGCGCGGATTGATGGCTGATGAAGTTGAAGCCGTAATGCCGGAGGCTGTAATGCTGCATCCAAGTGGATACAAAATGGTTGATTATGGGATGCTGACATGAACTCAACCTACAATTTCAATCCTGAAGAAAAACGTATGCAGCTTGCCGCGTTGCTGCAAGACCCGACGCAGCCTTACAAAAGGTATAGCGGACCGATGGGTGCACCCAAATCAGGCGGCGGCATGAACGACATGATTATGAAAATGATGATGCAGAATCGTGGTGCGCCGGTTGTTGATAAATCAACGCAATACGACCCAAATTCACAAAATTTCACACCGTCTTAGAGGCTCCAAATGGCCGAAGCAAACAAACTATACAACTTTAACCTGCCCAGCCCATACCAGGCTGAGTTGGCAAAGATTGCTGACCAGCAACGCATGGCAGAGATGCTACAGGCGCAGTCACAAGCGCCCACAGAGCGTTACAGCTACAAGGGCATAGAGGCGCGCACACCATTTACTGCGGGGCTGGCAAAGGCTTTACATGGCTTTGGCGGGGCATATTTTCAGGGGCAGGCGCGGGAGCAGGAAAAGGCTCTTGGCGAAAGGTACAAAACAGAATCGTCAGATATATTGCGGAAAGCGTTTGAAGCTGGCGCCGGGACTCCTGCGGTTGCAGGTAGAGATATTCCAGAATCAAGTTTTGTCCCTAGCGGATCTGATCTTACCGACCAGGTGCCGAGGGTTCCAGAAGGCCAGCCCGGTGAAGGAAATATTGTACAACCGGCATATACGATACCCGGTCGAGCAGCAGTAGCTCCAAACCAGCAGGAAATGGCTCGTCTGTTGATGACAAGCCCAAATCCGGCGCATGAAGCATTTGGGTTGCAGCAAATGCAGAAAAACGCCCAAAGGCAAGCATTTATAAATGCGGGCAATGCAGGAAATGCGCCAAGTGCTGCACCTGTACCTTCAGCAAATGCAGGAATGCAGACTGGCAATGTGCCGGGTGCTGCGCCCAGCAATACCCAGATGGCTGCAGCCATTGGCAGATTTGGCGGTCCAGCTGGTGGCCAGCCTATGGCTGTTTGGATGGAGTTAGATCCTAGCGGTGGAAAATATACTGAACAACTGGCAAAAGACTTTACAGAGCAAAGCAAACCAACCGACAAGATTAGGGAATTGCGCGCTGCCGGAGTTAAAGAAGGATCGGACGCTTGGAATTTTGCATTAACTGATACAGCAACGCAGGGCGGCATCTGGAGGCGTGGTGCTGACGGTGCGCTTTCTTTGGCTCCCGGATATGCTGCCGGACAAGGCGCTGTAACTGGGGCAACCGAAGGAGCAAAAGCCCAATTTGATTTTATTGATGTTCCAATAACACAGCCAGATGGAACTACAATTATTAAAAAAATGAGCAAAGCGGAATTCGCAAGAATTACGGGCGGCAGCGCGCCTCAACAGGCCGGAGCGTTAAATCTAACGGCTCCAAACGACGCAACGGCAATCCGAACTGGTAAGCGACTTGATCAAAGCGGACAGCCTTTTAATATCACTGTGCCGCGAGCTGGCGCCCCTTCCGGTTTCGGTGTTTCAAACCCAATTCAACAAGAAGCGCAAAAAGCTGCTGCCACTGGATCAGTGAAAGCAATTACTGACAAGCTAGAAAGTTCATTTGTAACCGCGCAATCCTCTGAAGAACGTATGAGGCAAGTTCAAGGGATTAGGCCGATCCTTGATTTGCCTTTGATTACTGGTCCAGGCGCAACTGGACAAATGTTCTTATCGCAAGTGGCCAATAAAATGTATGGCGTTGCAAACGAAGAAACTTTGGCAAATACTCGTCAATTAATTACTGGATTGTCTGAATTAAGTTTGTCATCGCGTGGCGCATTAAAAGGTCAGGGAACCATAACTGAGGGAGAAGGCGCGCTGTTAATTAAAGCCAAATCAGCGCCAGAGTCTTTGACTGTGCCAGAATATAAGCGGCTATTTACCTTGTTTGAAAAACAAGACAAACGTGCAATAGAACAACATGAAGATATTAGAAAACGTGCCGAAAAAGCTGGCATTCCTAATATTGATTTTTGGCGCGTTGATGCACCTACCTCGCAAACAGGGCAACCATTAAAATTGTCACCAGCGGCTCAAGCTGCGCTCGATAAAGCAACGGGAGAAAAACCATAATGGCTGAAACCCCAATTGTTGCAGCACCTTCAATTAGGAATATTGAGCGGGCTATCGAAATAGAAGCGGCAAAACCTGAACCTAATTTAAGCGTAATAAAAGAACTATACGAAACATCTAGAATTATATTGCAGCAATCAGGTGGCCCAAGGCGGGCGCCTACAACGCAAGAATTGGTAAGCCAAGAAGTTGGAAAAGAATCAAAATTTAAACAGGCGGTGTTGGGCGCCTCAACATCACCTGTAAGAATGATGCAAGGACTTGGTAATTTGCCAGCTCCAACCATGGGACCATCACCAATTCCTACGGGTCGTTATAGCGCACCTACTTTGCCTCCAAGTCAGGGAGGAACGCCACAAGAAATCGAAGATGTAAAAATGATTCGCAACGCAACTCCAATGAGTTCGTTGGGTGGTATTTTGGGCGATGTTGGTTCTTATGCTGTATTGCCAACTCGCGGTATTAGCATGGCAACCGGCGGCAGAAGAATGATAAGTCGCCCTGCTCAGATGGCAGATGTATCTGCGACAAGCGCAGCAACGCAGGCGCTGACATCGCCGGAGGATAGGTTACAAGCAGCAACATATGGAACTCTTGCCGGTATCATGCCGGGAACTGGTGCGGTTAGCCAGAGAGCATTACCGCAGGGAATGGGTGGAGTTAGAGCTCCTCAAGTTCAAGGCGAGGTATTGTTACGTGAATTTGGAAATGATGCGGATGCACTTATAAAAGCATTAAAAGGCGAATATGCTCCGGTGCCAGGCGTAAGCGGAAGTGCCGCAGTAATTACAAAAGACCCACGTTTGCAAACGTTGGAAACCGGGTCAAGGACCGGGCAAGGGCAGATGTGGATGCCTTTTGACGCTTTAAACGAAACAGCTAGATACAATGCTTTAATCAAAGCCGCTGGAACAGCGACAGAACGAAAAGCGTTAGAAATTGAGCGAGATCGAGTTACCGGACCAATGCGAGAAGGTGCATTCAGAGATGCCGTTACCAATCCCGATACATCTTTCGTATCGCCATTGAGTGACAAAATGATGAAAACACTTAATGATTTAAAAACTGGAGAACAAAGAGCAAATCCTAATATTCAAAAACTTGTCCCTTATTTAGAAAAACAACTATTCAATCCGCAAGGAACAACACCGCAACAACTTTACACAATTCGTAAAGTTCTTACCGGACAGATTAAATCTGGCGCTAATGATGAAATTGGAGCGGCGGCGGCAGTTACTCGGAAAGAAACTCAGAATATAGTTTCACAAATTGATGAAATGTTGAATTCTTTATCCGGCGGCAAATGGTCTAATTATTTAGAAAAATATAAAGATTTAAGCAAAGAAGTTTCAAGCAGAAACGCTTTGCAAAATGCCATAGATGATATGACAGTAAACTTGGCGCAAGGTCAAGTTCCACTATCGTTAAGTGGTAAAACTGGCGAACAAACATTAAGCAGAGCAGTAAATAAATATGCTCTTAAAGATTTTGGTGCTAAAACTATAGATCAATTAACGCCAGA